AGAGAAATAAGGGGATGAAGTGAGAAGAGATGAAGCAAAAGAAATATCACTTAAAAAGATGATATGTAAACAGTCTCAAATACCATTTTTAAGATTGATAGATGATATTTATGATTCTTTTGAATCTAAAAAATGTAATAACTGTTGGTATCATAATATAGAGGGAAGCGAATGTGATTTATATAGACAACTTCCTGAATTTTATAAAGATGGTTTTGGTTGTAACAATTGGAGAGAGTTAAAAAAATAGCTCTCTGTTATCAAACGCTTTCTTCTCTTCATCTGATAACATTCCATATTCATCGTATGGGGTGTTAGTTTCTATAGCCTTTAATATCTCATCAAATACTTTTTTATTGTCATTCCAGAACATCCCTATAATATTAGGTTCTTTACCAAACTTTTTAATATGTTCTTCAATCAAACTTTCCATCTGCTACATCCTTCATTATTTTTTCAAACTCATTAGAAATATTAGGGAATAGCATCTTTGTATCTTCCCATAATTCTTTATCTCTAGCCCACACAGTAAATAGATTAGCTTGATTTTCTGCTAGTTTATAAATATCTGCTTTATAGTATCTTTTACCATGCCCGTCTATTCCGAATTTATCGAAAGCTTTACCTGCTGTAATAGAGTCTATAATATCAGCCATTGCGCTTACATTTTCAGAATTTCTCTTGTAGTATGTCTTTCCTATAGCCTCATAAGAAGAATAATATTTATCTCTAAATGATGTAATAAACTTATCAATATCTTTTGGCTTAGCACCAATCAATTCAACGTCTTTATTTAGAGCGGTTTTCATGCTTTCACTTGCTATAGAAAAAGTTTGCGATTTACCTGCCATAACAGTATCTAAATGATGACCATACTCATGCACAAATACAAATCCACTATCTGATGTTTCCAGAACATTTTTGTTCATATTGTAATATCCAGTGCCATTTATAATATTCTTAGGCTTCGGCAATTTATCAATAACGATCTTCGCTTCATCCCTAATATCAGCTACATACTTATCAAATTTTCCGTCATATCCAAACGATATTTTAGGAATAACTTTTGCTACCTTAACCGCTTCTTTTGCGACTGCATATTTTGCATTCAACTCACGCAATGTTAAAGGCTCTCCACCTTTTCCTATCAAATTAGACAGCGTTATCTTCCCCGACTTATAAAGATCAAAGCGACCACGTCCAAGGTATTTTTCTTGAAACGCTTTATCTTTACCATCGAACCATGATGTAAACGTAGTCGTTGAAGGTACTTGTCCGTTTAGTGATGACCTAGTTAATCCACTGATCTCATCGATATTCAATCCCAACTCACGATAGCTTTTCAAAATTGGTATCATGATACTTCTACACCGTGGATGAAGTGGAGGCTGTCTAAACGGCAAACTATGCCCACCAATAGGATTATGCTCTAAGTTCCATTTTAAGCCGTCACGGACACCGCATATTTTTGTCGTTCTGCTGTCAAGTACGCTGTGATGTTGATAACCCTTAATGATGTCCTCATTCTCTTTGTAGACTTCCATACGGACGTTATTTGTTAAAGTGGCTGTGGCGGTTCTCGCTATAGATTCAGCTTGATTCCCCGCCACTCCAAAACGCTCCACAATCCGCTTCTTAATTTGCGGTATCGCTTCACCTTGGATAACTGCTTGACGTATTTCTGCTTGTAAATCAAATTTTAGTTTTTCGTCGAATTGAGAAAATGTTTCCATTATAGTGGAGCCCATATACAATGGCGCATTAGCAATACGTTCTAAAATCTTATCAGGCGGTATGCGATTGGCTATACTAATAGTTGCAGCGGTATTGATAGCTTGTTGGACGAATAGAGCCTCACTAGTTGCTAGTTGCGTCATATCGTCTGTGAGCGTGATGTTAGGCGTGATGCGGCTTTGGAGTTCTTTGATGATACGATTCATATTACTAACGTCTATAACGTCGTTTTTTTGGAGTCTTTGGATAATATCATCAAGGATTGTTTTATATTCCTTGATGATTGTATTAGCGTATCCGTTTGCTAAACGCTCGGTTAATATGCTTCGTAGGATGTATGCGTCAAAAAGAGATTCGTTTGCTGATTTCATAATAGTATTATATCTTAATCAAAATATATTTTAAATTTATATATATCATAACCGAAACCTCCACCCCTTCTTCCTAACCATTCAACAATTCTATTTGTAGCAGAATTTAATGCTAATACATATTCAGGAGCTACTTGATAATCATAAACATAACTTCCTCCAACTTCATGCCCCATAAATTCAACCAACATATAATTATTGGTGGTTTCATTAAATTGTAAAAACCTAAATTTTGGCTTATCTAGCCTAATATTTTGTAATATATTTTTTATCTCTGTGATATCTATCATTTTTTAGATTCCCATCCAATAAGTTGATAAAGAGATAGGAGGATGGGAGGTCGTAACCTATCCCTCTATCAATCTATTACAGTAGTATTATAACTTATTTATCATTTTATTTATATAAATCGTCAACTCTTCAACCCTTCGATTAAACGCCTCTTCCATTTCTACTATCTTTTGTTGAGTCGCTTGTAGCTCCTCAGAGAGCATTTCAAGCTTTGTTTTCATTGGTAACCATCGGATTATTAACAGAACTTGACTCTCTGTAATCCATCCAATCAGAAAAAGTAAGAGTTTCGTCTATCATCTCTCCTTTTTTTAGTGCTGTGAACATATCATAATCGCTGTAGATTCCAGTTTGGTGCATAGCTGTAATAGCTGTGATCATTTGTGGATTCATTTCTGTAAGGGAATAGTCTGTATTGATTTTATACGATACGGACTCACTATCAACATTTAACCAGCGTGCCATTTCTTTAAGCGCAACCGTCATCAACCGTGAAGCCGTATCAATAACTGATATAAGTGTCGCACGATCGCCAGCTGTACGCATAGCCACAGTATCCGTACTCTCTTGGCTATTAGAAGTTTCGCGCAGAAACTCAGCTCCGAGTTGTCCAATAGTTCGTTTTATAGTCTCAAGTTCTTCTTTAATCGGTGCTAACCCTGCACCTGTAAACTCTAAATATTGCAACTTAGCTTGTGGATGGTCGAATAGCTGAAACTCACTCGCTCCAATAGTGATAGCGTCTTTATGATTCGAGATACCGCTACCATAAGGTGTAGGGATAGTGAACCACAGAGCATGATATAAATCAGTCTTAAGCTTAATATGCGATAGATTACACGATGCCATGTCATATAGTGGAGGCTTTGACGGCTCAATATCTAACTTCATAGGAGTAGCGCACCAAAAAGGGATGTAACGCATCTTTTGATTGTTTTGGGTGATGTATATAGGGGCTTGAACTAATACCTCTTTTTTGTCTTTATCTAATCGGTAACGTCTGGTAAAGTAATAGCCTGCTTCATCGAGTGCCAACACCAAAAACTCTTCGACTGTTTCCACTTCATATTCGTTAATATCAATATCAACCATCTCACTAAGTACGACTAAAGATGTTTGATTATTTTTGATCTTCCAATTGATAATACTTTCATTAGTGTAAATCTTCATATATGGGCGTAGGTATTGTTCTGCTACTGCACCGTTTACAGGTTCAGATATTCCACCGTTTGAATAGTCAACCAACACACCTACACGGGATGTAATAAATATCTCATTAACGATTGTTTGCGCCATGTCTACGTCGTTACTATCGTTTAAATCCAAGTCTTGCATTAGTGTTTCGAGTTTGGATGGTACGTCGTATGTAGGACTTTTTGAGAAACTTAACCCTGTATAGCCATCGAGTACACGCATTACAAAGCCGTCATAGCTCGGACGTGCCACCATACTGTCATACTCTGGTTGTGTCTGCTTCGGAAGCTTCGGGATGTACTTAGTATTCTTGATAGCCGTATCGCCGTCAATGATGTCACGTACAAGCTTGATTTGGCTTGCATATTTATCATAAGATTTGTGAGTTGAGTTTACAGCCATGGATAGCCTTTTGTTTAATTGCATAATTATATCATTAATACTGATATGACTTAATATCATTAATATCACCGCTAATATTAACTTAGTTTATTTATTGTTTACTAAGAATATACTAGCTATAATACTACATAAACAAAAAGGGGATAAGATGAATTTATACGAAGTTAAAATTGGTAAAAAGTGGATGATAGTTAAAGCTGAAAGTATGCAAGAAGTAAACAGCTTTGATTCTGTGATTGATTGGAAAGTATGTGGGATGATGTCACGTTCTGAATTATCAAATTATAAAGCAAATGCGCCTCATGTTTCAGAGGTAGCATAATGACAAAAAGAGAGTACGTTTTTAATTACGAAAAACTTGGGCTAGTCGGTAAAGATAATGTTTCTAAACAATACATTAAATCTTTAGAAAACCATATCCAGTTATTAACTGAGCTAAAAACCTGCAAAGGTTGTGAATATGAATACTACACAGTTGGCAATCTTCTTGTATGTAAAAAGATGGAATTCAATGATAAGTGTATAAGACACCCTGATTTAACAGATTGGTATAAGGGGAAACAATGAAACAACCTAAAAAAACCCAAGAATTCACATGGTCACAGAAAAAAGAGTTAGCCGAATACTTAGGTGTCACGCCTGAGTCGGTCAATGGATATAACGAAAAGAAGCTACGGCTTATGATATTAGGGCTGGAAGTATTTAAGAGGGGGATGGAGTGACACGAGAAGAACGCAAACAATATGTATCTGACAATTTTACATTTCTAGCAATAAGTGATGCTTTTAGCTTGATAGACCAAGTCTATAATGACATCGAACAACGCAACGCAGAGTTAGAGCAAAGAGTTAAGGAGTTGGAAGCAAAAGACAAACTTAAAAATTGTGAAGAGTGTTATGATAAAGTAAGCTTAGTTTTTAAGATGAGGGGGATAGAATAATGCAGTGTCCTGATTGTAAAAAAACTATGATCGCTCAATTTGGGTGTGTAATCAGTAATGTAAAATGGATATGTAGTTGTGGCTATGCTACAAAGTATAAAAAATTAAGCTCCGTAATTTTACGGGACTAAAAATATATCAATACATAACGGCTTTCACTACAGTCGACGGCACAGTAATCGGATAAAGCCTCACTATCGCATATCCGAACGCATCCGTCCAGTCGTCAATTATCCGTATAGGCTTGCACGTACTGTAACTGATGGGGCGGTAATAGGGAATCTTACATTTGTATAGTATCTTAATGCGGTAGTAATATGCTGATATTGACTATCTTTCTCTTGGAAACTAGAGCCGTCTTTTAGTTGAGTAGTCGACAATCCCTTATCTGCATACTTACATATTGCAGGATTTACATAGAAATTAATCTCATCAAGCGCATTTAATATTCTAGCCCTTAGTGTATTTTGGCTGTCCATGATCGACTTAGTAGAATATGGGATTTTATCTGTTATTGTCCATCCGTCCGATACTAATATCTCTTTAATAGAACTCCATGACGACTCTTGGCTATGCTTTTCACCTGCTCGCCCTGCTGGGTCTCCGTATAGATAAACTTGCTTAATCTTTGAGTCTTTGTATCGTTCCACAAACTCCATAGCTGCGTTTTTAGCAACGGCACTCTCCAATATGATCTCGTCCACTACATATGATACTTCACCATACTCTTGGATAATAGCCGATGACATAGGCGTATAGTTAAAGTCATGCGCCCAAATAATAGGACGATTTTCGTCATAAACTTTATCTGTGTGATTATTTTTTGAATAATCCTCATAAATTCTACCAGTTGCGGTTTCAAACGATGCTTCGTACTCTTGCAAGTATTGTTTACGACTCATACGTCTCTTTGCCGCCTCGATTGTTGCAGCTGGCAGTATGTCGCTTGACTTCCAGTGATATAGCTTCCATTGTGGGTCGTTTGCATTTTGAGCATACATAGCCATATCATAATAAAAGTTCAATCCATCAGGGACTCCAATAAGCCAACACCATGCAAGATAATCAGGACGAGAGGGATTAAATGTATCAAGTGACGGTGATATATTTGCCTCCCATGCTCCCTCTTTAATATCTGCTATTTCGTCAATGATACCACCACTCCAAAATGTACCTTCGATACGTTCGGGCTTATCAAGTCCTAGCAATACAATTGTAGTACCGTTCTTGAAAAACAATGTAAGTTCGGTTTCGGATGGTGATTTTAGCTTTTGAGATTCGGGCATAAGCTTTTTTAGGTCATTCCAATAAATCTTCTTGACTTGATTGATCGTAGGAGCTGCAACAAAATACTGCTCGTTTGGATTCTTTAGTGCTTGTTTGATTATGTACCGTTTAGCCCTTTCAGTCTTACCACTTCTGCGACCTGCTGGAACTACTTTAAAGCGTACATCGTCATTAACTAAGTCTAATTGTACTGGATGGTCAATAAGTTTGTACCATCGCTTTTTATTGATCTCAGATAAGTATTCCATTAATCAGGAAGCCCGTTTGCTATTGCTATACTTATTTCTTGTACCGTTAAGCTATTGTGAGTGCTATTGTCATCACCTGTTTTCACTTCAACCTTTGGAGCGTGACGTTCTGATACTTTAAGAGTTATTGAGGCTTTATCAATAGCGTTCTGAATGTTAAGATAATCACTTGAGCCTAATCCAACCTCTTCAAAGTGTTGCATCCCGTCGCCTACGTTAATTTTCTCCAACTTCTTATTTATACTGATATGTTCAGTCATTCGTACTAAGTTTAATTGCGTTGCATTAGTTACTAATTGATTGTTATAAATCTCTTCTTGGGCAATAAGCATAATTGCGCCCATTTCTTCAGGAGGTAAAAGAGCCTTTGCCGTCAGTACGGTGATTTGAGCGTCTACAATATGCCCATTTTTTTGGTCAATTCCTTTGGTTAAATTACCTACTGTACCTTTAGAAGCTCCATACTTATCTACTAAGTCCCTTTGAGAGTATCGACCTGTTTTCCAGTCTGCAATAAGATTCTTTTTATCTTGCTCAGATAATTTAGCCATTACTTAATACTTCATCCCGTCATTAGTTCCTATCACTGGAGCTTCATATACCCGTCTTAAAACTTCCCCGCACTCACAATGCTCTACACGGTTACTATCTAACATTGGTTTGGTTATGGTGTGTTCTTTGTTGCATTGGGGGCATAGATATTGATAGGTCATAGTCTACTCTTTAATACTTCAAGTAAATAATTGATATTAAATACATAAAGTCCTATTATCGAAAAAGTTAAAACTAGGTCATACCATCGGTAAGTAGTAGGAACTCCTATCATCTTTTCAATGTTATAAAACATAACTTCAATAATAGCCCATATAATTATATAATGCACAAATAGCCATACTGCGTCAAACTTTGCTAATAAAAGCATATTTACAAAAAAGTCTTTAATCATAGATACTCCTCAAAAAGTGACTGTATGTGATGTTCACGCTTCTCTAATTTCTCTTTTTGCTGCTCTATCTTGCTACGGTCAATCTTAACTACAGCCGAATTTATCTTACCCATCTTAACCGCTATAAACGTCTTAATGTAAATGTTTGGAAGTGACAATATCTTATCGAAGGTCTTAGCGTATCGCTCTAATCGCTCGATCTCACTCCAATCAAGAATATCACTTCGCACTCTTCCGATTCGTTCATCTTGTGAGTGGTGAAAGTGTACTATTTCACAAACTATTTCAAGGTTATCACCGCATAACTCAGAGAGGTCATAAAAATCTTGTAAAAGTTGGTTTGTGTTCACATCAACGCTCAATATACCCATTTATAATATCGTCACGATACATACGTTTAAGCACGTTGTTTTCTTCATCTTTGCGGTCATTGTAATGATTACTTTGCAATAGCTGTTTTTCTAGCATTTTAATATGCTCATTTAATTTTTGATTTTCCTGCACGACTTTTTCAATCGTGTTTTGAAGTGCTGAAATTGCTAAAGCATCTTCCTCACCTTGTTCTTCCAAAGTATCAATATATTCAGATAATATACAAATATCTTGCTTTAATTCTTTTTTCTTCATTTCATAGCCCACTTAATAAGAGATTCAACACCGATCATGCACCCATAAATAGAACTTACACCAATTAAGATAATAAAAACATCACCTAATTTAGTTCCTCCCAACTGCTGGAACTGCTTATCATACCTATCCATAGAATCATTACAACTATTGAAATTATTACACTCATCTTATTCTCCTTCTCAGTAAACTGATAGAAGCCAAAACCGTAACTTTCCACTCTAAAGAGGAAGGTAGATGAAGACCTATTTGTTAAAGGTACTCATTAGGTTAATTGGCTCGTATAAACTTACTTTCTACGCTCGATCACATTGCCGAGGTTGTAGATGCCAATCTGATGCGCTTTTGATAGAGGCGTGATTGGCTTATGGGGGTATTGTAGCGTATAGATTCTTAAATGTTTATAATATATGTGATTTGGTAATAAATTAATAATTTTCAATATTTCATAGGTATATATAAAAAGAGGGTTATATACGCACGTTATTTAGCTTTATAGGGGGGTATAGTATTATTATTATATTATTTATTATTTATATATACTATACTACGTACTACACGGGCTTTGCGCCCTTTCGAATAATTTCCAAAATGGGGTGATTTATTTATAAATTATTATCAATTATTAGTTATGTATGTAAGTAAATTATTTAATGATTTAAAATTAAACAAAATAGTAATTAAGGTTTAATTTATATCAATGATATTATAATTTTACTCATATGCTGAACCACTGCTTGCACGTTTAGCTTGTTTTATTCTTTGTGGAGACCAAACCCCGCTGAAAATAAGCTTGCTTGTTTTCCGCAAAGAGTATAACTGTTAAAAGTTGTCGAAGGGTGTTTGGTCTCTCTCTTCCTCCTCTTTAAAATAATAGACTGAAAGTTTTACAATGTCAAAGTTTCTAGTAGTAAGCAGTTGCGAGTTAATATCTATTTCACATATAATATCTATCAGACCTGATAGCGAAGATGAAGATGTTTGTGTTGAGTTATGTAATGCAGCAACAGATGGAGATTTTTTGTTTGTTGAAATAAAATTATCAAATGGTGAGATTACGTATGAATCAGTATTGATGCCTGATGATTTTGATAAAAACACATCACTTTTTATTGATCTTATAAAATTCAATACTGTTGAGTTATAGCATGAAAGAATACGCACTATATTATGCAAGCCTTAATTGGTATGTCTTTCCAGTCTATGAAATGGAAGGCGATAATTGCTCATGTGGTCGTATAGACTGCACATCAAAAGGCAAACATCCACGATTAAAAGACGGATTACATGCTGCAACCATTGAAGAAGGGCTAATATCAGCATGGTGGGATATTTACCCAAACGCTAATATTGGTATTCGTACTGGTGAGATCAGCGGTTTTTTAGTTGTTGATATTGATGGCGATGGAGAGCTACCCGAAAGAATGCCAGATACGGTATGCCAAACTACTGGAAGCGGTGGGCAACACTTACTCTATAAATACCCATCAGACGGATTTATATATAAAAGTGGAACACATATCTATCCAAGCGTAGATAGTCGATCTGATGGCGGTTATATCGTTGCTACCCCATCAAACCATAAAAGTGGCGGCGTGTATTCGTGGGATATAGCTCCGAACGAAATGGAACTATCGGAATGCCCAAAGTTTTGGCTCGATAAAATTCGTAAAGAAGTAAGAAGCCAAGAGTTTGAAAGTGGAGAGGCGGTAACAGAGACAGACGATCGCATAGATGATATGCTAAAAGTAATCGACCCAGATGTATCATATTCTGAATGGGTTAATATTGGCATGGCTATCCATAGCGGAACTAATGGAGATGGATTCACTTCATGGAATAATTGGAGCATGCGAGGCTCAAAATATGGCGGGTATGAATACACTCGAAATAAATGGGATAGTTTTAGCGGTAACGGCATATCTATTTCTACTCTTTCATTTATGGCACGTGAAAACGGATGGATTGACCCACTGGTAGAACACGGGAAAATGATTGCAGCAGCTATTCTTAAATCTGAGCAGATGAAATTTGCTGAAAGGATAGCAGTAGCAGATAAGAAAATAACCATTAAACCACCTATTGATTTAGTTCCAAAAAAAGGGGTTATTCGTGAATTATATAATCATATTAATGATACTGCACAATATAGACAGCCTGAATTGGCGTTAGGTTCTATTTTATGTTTTATTGCTACTATCGGAGGTCGTAAATATTCAACTGTAACAAATGCTACAACAAACCTTTATATGCTAGGAGTTGCGCCAACTGGTACAGGTAAAGATCATGCACGTAAAAAAATAAATGATATAGCGGCAAGTATAGGAGCTTCAAACATTGTAAGTAATGGTAGTTTTGCTTCAAGTGCAGCTATTATAACGGCACTTTCAAACCACCCATGCCAATTAATGATGATTGATGAATTTGGGTCAATTTTAGACAGTATTACCTCAAAAAATGCAGCAGGACACGTTGCAAAAATAGCACCTAAACTCATGGAGTGTAGCACTGGTGGAAGAGGGTCTTATATAGAATCAGAGGCTAGAGCTGATACAAAAATGCACCCCGCAGTTAAAGTAGCATCGCCCCACCTTACAATATATGGGACTACTACTCCTACTACTCTTTTTAATGCTTTATCATCAACACATATTCACGATGGATTGCTTAATAGATTTTTAATTGTTCAGCCCGCTAAAGAATTCCCTGATAGAGTAAGAGGAGTTGATTATAAACCTGTACCTAATGAAATAATAGAAAAATGCAAAGCTATTTTTGAGTATCAACCTAGAAAAGGCAATCTTGCAGGTTCGAATATTACGAATGAAGAAGTAGATTTTTATGATGTAAAAATTACTGATGAAGCAAGAGCATTATATGAGGATTATACGGATTATATTTATTATGATTTAAGACAAAAAAATGATGATAACGGTTCACTATATGCTAGGGCTTCAGAAAATGCAATGAGGCTTGCTTTAGTATATGCAATTTCAATAGATCATATTATGCCATGCATCGACAAAGAGTGCATTGAGTGGGCTATGGAGTTTGCTATGTGGTGTACTAATAATATCATTAACGAAAGCGCAGCACGTATATCATCAAGCGACTATGAGAGAATGTCAAAAGAAATATTGATGATTATCAAGAAGCATAAAAAAGGAATAACTCATACTGAATTTTCCAAGCTTGCAAAAAAATATACAACCAAAGACAGAAATGCAGTATTACTTGATTTAATAGATCGTGAAGAAATAAAAAAAGAAACTATGCCAACAGCTACAAAAGCAATAAGTATGTATTTTTATACTGGCGAATAACAATTTAAGAATAATTAAAGATATTTGTGTTACAATACTCCTACAACAAAATAGGAGGTACAAAATGAGATTATTTGAAATCGCATCCGAGTTTAGACAGCTTCGTGATATTGTTGAAAATGATTTGGAGTTTGACGAAGAGACGGGAGAGATTACTGATAACAGTTTGGTAATAGCTCAATTGTTTAATGAGTTAGGTATGAAATTATCTGATAAATTAGATAACAGTTCTTACATTGTCAAACAATTAGAGGTTACATCTGACGCTCTAAAAGAAGAGGCAAAGCGATTAAATGATCGTTCAAAAGCGTTGCAAAGTAATGCTGATAAACTCAAAGAACTTATGTTATCAGCACTCATGGAAACGGAAGAAAAAAAGATTAAAACAGACAAATGGTCGTTTTCAACTCGTAAAAGTGAGAGTGTTGATATTTCATCTGAGTTTGATTTATTTGGCGATTATGTACGTGTTAAAGAAGTTAGAGAGCCTGACAAAACAGCTATTAAAACAGCACTTAAAAACGGTGATATTTTAGCAGGTGCATCAATCATTTCTAAAACTTCATTAACTATAAAATAAGGGGGAATAAGTGGAAGATAGAAATATGCGAACAAACGAAGCGGCAAAGTATTTACAGATAAATAAATACACACTGCTACGTTATGCTCGTGAAAACAAGATTAAGTCATACCGACTATCTGAGCGTGTAATCGTTTTCAAAAAAAGCGACTTAGACGAATTTGTAAACAAAGGGGAATAGATGAACTACTTAGACCAAATAACAAAGCCATCGGCTGATCGTCCAATTATTATTACTATCGTTGGTGATGCAGGAATGGGAAAGACAACTTTAGGGGCTACGTTTCCTAATCCTATTTTTATCCGTACTGAGGATGGAACTCAAAGCCTTGCAGGTAATGAAAATGTAGCATTAATGCCGATTGCTAAAACGTCACAAGATGTTTTTAATCAGCTTGAAGCGTTAGCGGTAAATGAGCATAATTTTCAAACATTGATTATTGACTCAATTACTCAACTACACACTATTTTTGAGTCCGAGATTGTAGCTGCTGACCCAAAAGCAAAAAGCATTAATCAATGTTTAGGCGGATATGGTGCAGGATTTGGAGCTATTTCAGAAATGCACCGAAAGTTTAGAGAGTGGTGCGGAAGCTTATCGGAAGCTAAAAATATGAATATTGTTTTTATTGCTCATGCTGATAGCGAAACGGTAGAACTTCCAGATAGCGACCCATACACTCGTTACTCTATCCGCTTACATAAAAAGAGCGTACAACACTATTCAGACAATGTAGATGCGGTCGGATTTATTAAGCTCCAAACCTTTACTAGCGGTAACGGAGAAAAGAAACGAGCCACTTCAACAGGCACACGGATTATGACTTGCTACCCAACGGCTTCACATATCAGTAAAAACCGTTTCGGGATTAGTGAAGATATTATTTTGTCCATCGGTGTAAATCCGTTTAATGACTACCTACCAAAAAAACAAGGAAAATAACATGGCATCATTAACATTTAACGCAGCAGAACACGCACCTAGTCAATCATTTGAAGTATTACCAGCAGGTGAGTACGTAGCGATGATTTCATCATCAGAAGTAAAAGCCACACGTGATGGAAGCGGGAGCTATATTAGCCTACGCTTTGACATTGTAGATGGACAATTTAAAGGTAGATGTATCTTTAAAATGTTAAATATCTGGAATCAAAACCCTAAAGCGGTAGAGATTGCAAACGGTGAATTGAGTTCTATTTGTCACGCTACAAATGTAATGCAATTAAGTGATACATCACAGCTACATAATCGACCTATGCTTATCAAAGTTGCTATTCGCCCAGCGCAAGGTCAATATGATGCTTCAAACGATATTAAATCATTTAAGCCATTGAACGAAGCAAAAGCGCAACCATCGCCTACGCTACCACAGCCTAAAGCGCAACCAGTTGCTACACATGCAACTACTACCGCACCGTGGGCAAAATAAGGGCTATGCCCTTGTTTAAGTTATTAAAATGACATTACGACCATACCAAGAGGATGCTATCAATGCGCTCTATAATTATTGGATTGAAGGAAAAGGAAAAAATCCTATTATATCCGCCTGTGTAGGAGCTGGCAAAAGCTTATTGATTGCTAAAATAGTTCAAGATGCAACGGAAAACTACAAAGGTACTAGAATTTTAATGCTTACTCATTTAGCGGAACTGATAGAACAAAATGCAGCTGAATTAAAAAAAGTTTACCCAAAAGCTGATATTGGAATTTATAGTGCAGGATTAAACAAAAAGGATAAAAAACATAACATTTTATACGCTGGTATTCAGTCAATAGCTGCAAAAATTCATACATTCGATCCTTTTGATTTAGTCCTTATTGATGAATGCCATCTAGTCCCTAAAAATACATCAACACGTTATGGTAAAACATTGGAAACATTGCGTCTGATGAACCCAAAAGTAAAAGTCATAGGCTTTAGTGGCACTCCATACAGATTAGACGGAGGATACTTACACGAAGGCAAAAATGCGTTATTTGACGGTGTAGCATACGACATTGGGATTAAAGATTTAGTGGAGCAAGGGTTTTTAGTTAAGCCTATCGGTAAAGGTGCTGTAAACAAAATAGACCTTTCAAATATTCATTTAAAAAATGGAGATTTTGATGAGTCAGAGTTAAGTGTAGCGGTATCGAGTGATGATGTTATTGAATCAAGCGTGAATGAGATTGTAAAAATAGGGGAAAATAGGAAAGCTTGGATGGTTTTTTGCGTATCTATAAAACACGCTGAAAAAGTCAAAGATGCTTTAATATCAAGAGGAATAACAACCGATTTAATAACAGGTTCAATAGACCAGCAACAACGTAATAATATTACATCATCATTTAAAAATGGAGAGCTTAAATGTTTGATTTCTATTGCTACTTTAACAGCAGGGTTTAACGCCCCTATAACCGACATGGTGGTAATATTAAGAGCTACTATGTCTACTTCTCTATTTGTTCAAATGTGTGGGCGTGGGCTTAGATTATCTCCGAATAAGAATGATTGCATTATTCTTGATTTTGGTGGTAACGTAGAACGGCATGGTACTCTTGATAATATCATAGTGCCAAAGAAAAAAGGCGGTAGTGGAGATGGTAAAGCTCCAGCAAAAGAATGCCCATCGTGCCATTCAATGCTACACGCTGCAAGCGGTTTTTGTCCCGACTGTGGGCATGAGTTTCCACCGCCTGAAATAAATCATAGAGATCGTGCATACAATGGCGAAATATTATCTCAAATTATAGAGCCATTAATTGTTCCAGTCGATAATGTTAGATATTCACGCCATACTAAAGCTGGTTCTCCAGACAGTGTTAAGATAACTTATCAGTGCGGGTTCTCACTATTCCATGAATGGGTATGCTTAGAGCATGAAGGTTATGCAAAGCAAAAGGCTGATAGTTTTGTAGCGTCTTTAGGAGGTCATTCGACTAATGTTAATGAGGCATTATTTGAGTGCGATGGATGGGATACCCCAAAAACACTTACTATTATAAAAGACGGTAAATACACTAAAATTTTAAAAAAGGATTATTAATGAGCATAACTAAAGAAGAACGCAAACAAATGCCGTTTGACGCTTTTAAGGATTGTTATAGTTGTATCGAGTTTAACTACGATTCAAGAGATGGAACATTTAGTGGATACAAAAAAGATTATTGCAACAAGCATGGTGCAATAGTTCCAGGTGATTTTCAAGA